GCCTCGGGTGATGGCTGGAAATATCGCGGACGCGGCTTAATCCAGATTACCGGGCTCGGGAATTACCGCGACTGCGGCGCCGCGCTGAAACTCGACCTTGTGAGCTCGCCGGAACTGCTTTCCGAAGACGCCAGCGCAGCGCGCTCTGCGGCATGGTTCTATATCAGCAAAGGCTGCCTTAAATATTCGGGCGATTTGCTGCGCGTCACGCAGATTATTAATGGCGGGCAGAACGGGCTGGAAGACAGACGGGTCCGCTATGCGGCAGCGCGCCGGGTGCTCTGATGGTGGCGCTATGGGGCTTTATCCGGGCATGGTGGAAGCCGCTACTCTTCCTGGCCGCTGTGGGATTTGCGCTTTATTACCGTGCCTCGCTCACAAAAGCCGAGGCATCTTTAACCGAAGTTAATCGTGAATTAAGTCTGGCTAAATCCACTATGAAAGACATGGAGACTCGCCAGCGCGATGTCGCCGCGCTCGACGCCAAATACACACAGGAACTAGCCGATGCACAGAGCACTATTAATCAGCTTGAGCGCGATGTTGCTACTGGCAAGCGCCGGTTGCAGCTCAACGCAACCTGCAAGAGTAACTCCACCGGAACCACCGGCATGGATGATGCTTCCACCGCCGAACTCACTCCAGACGCTCGACAAAATTATTTCCATCTCCGAGAGCAATTAGTCACGGCTGAAAAGCAAATCCTTGGCCTTCAGGAGTATATTCGCACGGTAGTCTTTGATGAAATGAGCAAAAGTAACCAATGAAAGTGGAGCGTATACTAGAGAGCGCCTAAAAAGGAAGAACTATGGGGGAAGCGAACCCATAAAAGGGCAGTACAATCAAAGGCTAGCCCTGCTGTGAAGTATTACAACACCGGAACTTTAAAATTTCCTTCACTAAGATTTATCCTGGAGGTAATGTGTATTTCCCATCATTTACGGAGGTTACACAATGTCTCAGAATGAATTGAATGAAGTTCTTGCTAATAAAATGAAAGATGTTGATTTACTGACTATTGCTGATTTGGCAAATGAATTTAACTCTGGAATCGGTATCACGCTTTTTGTCAAAGGGGCATTAGTCACTGGGGTTACAATTTCCGGCGCTAAGTATTACGAAACTAATATTGAAGCACTAAGTGAGATTAGTAGTACCACATCACAGCTTCTTTCTCGGCACTTCCGTGAAGGACTGAGTTTCTATCAGGCAGGAGAAAATGAGAACTTTGAATACCCACAAAACTTTCTCCACCTCAAAGATGTTTCATTCAATCTTGGTGAGGGTAAGCTAAGCCCCTTACCTGATGGTCTGCTCAGAATAAAAATTGAAGAAGTTGATGGGTTTATGCTGGGGAGTTTTATTAGTTAATCGAATATCTATAAGCCGCCTTAGGGCGGCTTTTTATTGGGGCGACTATGGAAGTTATGATTGATGGCATGCGCTACGCGCCTGTCACCGAACAGACAACGAGTATCGGCATCGCCATCAGCACCCATAACCGCCATGACGTTTTATCCCGTGCCATTGAGCATCAGTTAAAGTTTCTGCCAGCCGGTGCGCTGGTGATTATTATTGATGACGGCTCATCCCAGCCAGTGGCAGCGCCAGAAGGTGTCAGGGTCATACGGCATGATGTTTCTCGCGGGATTGTGGCTGCGAAGAATGCCAGTCTTGAAGCGCTAATGAATGCCGGTTGCGAACACCTGTTTCTGTGGGACGATGACGCGTGGCCGATTGCTGATGGCTGGCATCTGCCTTACATCGAATCACCGGAGCCGCATCTGGCTTATCAGTTTCTCGACCTGGCGGGCCCGCGCAAGCTGAATGACCTCTCCATCCTGTACCGCGATGATAACCACATAGCCTACACCGGACAGCGCGGTGTGATGCTCTACTACCACCGCAGCGCTATTGAAAAGGTTGGCGGGTTCGACCCGATTTACGGGCGCGGCATGTACGAGCACAGCGATTTAGCCCTGCGCATTCATAACGCGGGACTAACCACATGGGCTTATGCCGATATTGTTGGTTCTGAAAAGCTGATTCATTCCCTCGATGAACATGAAGCCATTGAGCGTTCGGTACCTAAGCCAGACCGGGTAGCGCTGGTGGAACGTAACGTGAAGATCCACAACGAGCGCCGTGATAACGGGTTTACGGGTTACGTTGAATACCGGCGACAGCGTGACGTGGTCATCACTACTCTGCTTACCAGCCAGCCAGATCCGCAGCGTGGTACCAAAATGGCTGCCTCGCCTGACATGCTGGTCAAATGGGCGGCCTCGCTTCGGGAATGTGTACGTATCGCGCTGGTGGATGAATTGCAGATTGCCCCGGCAGACGTTGAGCTGTGCCGTGTTCCTGACGTAAAGATGAATATCTACTTCCGGCGCTGGCTGCATATCTGGCATCACCTCCGCGATCATCCTGAATATCGGTTCGTCTGGTGTACAGATGGCACTGATGTGGAGATGCTTCGCGCACCGTGGGAAGAAATGCAACCCGGTAAGGTTTATGTCGGCTCAGAACCAAAGACATACGGTGACGCATGGGCAAAGCAGAATCATCCGGAGCGCATCTATCAGGAGTTCATTGAAGAGCACCGCAACGATGTGATGCTTAACGCTGGTCTGCTTGGCGGCACTCGTGCTGATGTAATGGCATTCGCGCATGGCATCATTCGCCTTTATTACCGCATCGAGAGTTATCGCTTCTGGAAGAAAGAACAGGCTGGCGCCGCAGTGGGTGACATGCTGGCGTTCGGGATTGTCGCGCAGTCATTCACTGAAAAGTTGATCACCGGGCCTCTGGTACATACCGTTTTCAAAACTGACGGTCTCGGGAAAGAGATTGCATGGTGGAAACATAAATAGGGGCAAAAGAGGGTTATGAAAATTTTCACTGCGGTAATGCATAAAAATAGCTTCTACATTCATGCCGATACAAGACAGGGATTCTGGGTCAAGCTAAGTGCTAGGTTGGGATGGGGCAGATTTGAATTAATCCGCCACTCAGATGAATTTAGCGCTACTGGAGGGCTGTTTGAATTAGTTGAAGTGCGCGCGGCACATTTTGAACCCCCTGTGTCAGTAGTTGAAGGGTCAAATGTTTTATGGCGTCTGCCGGAAGCTCTCGAAGTTTTGAAATCAATCCCTTCTTCTGATCTTCCGGCATATTTGCAACGCGGATGAGATCCTCAAGCGCTACGATGGTATCGCTATGTAAACGAATCGTTTGCACTTTTAGAATGGCGCTTAATCCTCCGTCATCTAGAAGGAAGTCAATACCTTTTTCGGTAATAAAACAGGAGTGTTGATTGAAGTGGTACTGATTTCCCTCACCAATCGACTGGCTTTTAATAAAAGGGGAGGCCACTAGGCCATGCATTTCAAGGTAAAGCATGCATGCGACAAAGTGGTCGTAGTCATCAAATTTACGAATGAGTTCCTGTTCTTTTTCATCATCTAAGGCGTTTGGCGCACAGTCTATCAAGGCATTCAATATTTCAAGCTGTAAAGCCCGATCATATTTCCTGGTCTTATCCATTTGTTTCCTCCACTCTGATTTATCAAAGCCTACCTTGGAAATAATTCGTTCAACAGCCTGATATACATACAGTGGCCGCTTTCGAGTGGTCTTTTTATTGGAGTTTCGCTCGTGGCTGAAAATATCAATTTTGTGGTGGTTGGCCACCATGCCAGGCGGCAACAGGCCGAGGCGCTGGCATTGAGTATTGGCGCACACCTGCTGATTGATGACGGTAACCACGGTGCGAACTGGAATCACCGTCGCGCAATTGAGTGGGCAACAAAACAACGTTGTCGTGTCGTTGTGCTGGAAGACGATGCGCAGCCGGTGCATGGATTCATCGAAAAGTTAAATGACTGGCTAGCGCGTTTCCCTGACGACATGCTGAGCTTTTATCTTGGTACCGGCCGACCACCGCAATATCAGCTGGAGATAGCCGCAAAGCTTATCGCCGCTGACCGCGAAAGGATTGACCACATCACCATGCAGCGCCTGGTGCATGGTGTGTGCTACAGCGTCCCCCCGAAGTTAATCCCGAAGGTGCTGGCGCGCTGGGATGCGAGCAAGCCTGCTGATTACGCGATCGGTGATGCCTGCGGCGGTCCGGTGATTTATCCGTGTAGTTCGCTGGTGGACCATGCTGATGGCCTGCCAGTAGAGAAGCACCCCGACAGACAACCGCGCCGCGAACGCCGCCGCGCATGGAGGCTTCATGGTTAAGCTGACCACGTTAAAGCCACGGCTGAAGGTTATCGATACGCGCCGGATAAAGCCCGTATACGGCGAACAACGGCGCATCAGCGGCAGCGCCCGCGTCGGCCTTAAGCGTCAAGTCTGGGCGCGAGACGGTGGGCACTGCTGCATGTGTTCACGCGCTGTAGACTTGCATGAAAGCGAACTCGATCACCGCATCGCCTTACAGTTCGGCGGCGATAACTCAGAGCGAAACCTGTGGACGCTCTGTACTGAATGCCACTCAGGTAAGTCGGCACGCGAAGCGAAAGCCGGTCAGCCTGATGAAGAAGCCATGAAGCATACCGTGCCTGATGGCAGTCAGGAGACGGGCTTCGTGGGCCTCTGACGACAGCCACCCCGGGGGGGTATGTTCGGAAGTAAACATCGAGCGCGCTGGACACCGCCCCCCCTCTCACGCACAGAAAAAATTCCCCTCTGGAGGGTATAAACATGTTAACAGCGCAAAAGCGTAAATTCGCTGTCGCGCTGATGTCCGGTATGTCTCAAAAAGATGCGGCGGTGAGGGCGGGATATTCTGAGAAATCCGCACGGTCCAAGGGGTCGCAGCTTGCAAAAGACCCGGAGGTCATCGCGTTTATTGAGCGTAAAAAAAAGGAAGTCATCGAGACAGATGACATACCGGCCTGCCGGAAAAATGTTTATAACCCAACGGTAAACACTACCGAGAAAAATGATGTGCCACTGGCGCCAGCCGCTGCTGGTGCTTACGACGATCCGCTTAAGTTTCTGATGGCCGTAATGAACGACGCGACCGAAGAAATTGACGTCAGAAAGGACGCGGCGAAGGCGATGCTTCCCTATATTCACCCCAAAAAAGGGGAAACAGGGAAAAAAGAGGCGCGCAACGCCGCGGCAAAAGCTGCTTCCGGTGCCAGCAAGTTTGGTGCGATGGCGCCGCCGAAGCTGGTCGTGAACAACAAGGGGTAATTTATGGCGCAGTGGTCTACAGCCTGTACGGACTGGGAATCGCGCCTGGTTGCCGGCGAGTCCATCATTCCGCCGCCTATATTTCCCGATCAGGCGGAACAGGCGCTGGGTATCTTCCGTGAACTGCGGGTTTCTGACCTGCCGGGCAAGCCTGCTTTCGGTGAATGCTCTGAAGAATGGGTGTTCGACTTCGTGAAAGCCATCTTCGGCGGATACGACGCCGAAACAGGCAACCAGCTCATCCGCGAATACGGACTGCTGATATCGAAAAAGAACACCAAGTCTACCATCGCAGCGGGCATCATGCTGACCGCGCTGATCCTCTGCTGGCGAGAGGACGAAGAGCATCTGATTCTGGCACCCACCAAAGAGGTTGCCGATAACAGCTTCAAGCCTGCCGCCGGCATGATACGCGCCGACGATGAGCTGTCTGATATGTTCCAGATCCAGGACCATATCCGCACGATTACGCACCGGGTGACGCGAAATACGCTCAAAGTGGTGGCCGCAGACACGGACACCGTATCAGGTAAGAAGTCGGGCCGTATTCTGGTTGACGAGCTCTGGCTGTTCGGCAAGCGCGCCAATGCAGAGGCGATGTTTATGGAAGCGCTCGGCGGGCAGGTTTCGCGTAATGAAGGCTGGGTGATATTTCTCACCACGCAGAGCGACGAGCCGCCGGCAGGCGTTTTCAAAGAACGGCTCGATTACTGGCGCAGTGTCCGTGATGGCAAGATAAACGACCCCAAAACGCTGGGCATCCTTTACGAGTTCCCGGAACGGATGGTGGAAAACAAGGCTTATCTCGATCCGAAAAACTTCTACATCACCAACCCGAACATCGGCCGCTCGGTCAGCGCGGAGTGGATAGCGGATCAGCTCCGCAAGAACCAGGCGAAAACGGACGGGACACTGCAGCAGTTCCTGGCGAAGCATCTCAATATTGAAATTGGCCTTAACCTGCGCAGCGACCGCTGGGCGGGCGTCGATTTATGGGAGCAGCAGGCGCAGCGCGTCAGTTTTGATGATTTGCTGCGGCGCGCCGAGGTGATCACCGTCGGCATCGATGGTGGTGGTCTTGATGACCTGCTGGGCTTCGCTGCAGTCGGGCGTGACGCTGAAACGCGGGAGTGGCTCTGCTGGTGCCATGCCTGGGCACATGAGATAGCCATCCGGCGGCGTAAGAGCGAGGAGTCCAGGTTCAATGACTTCGTGAGGGCAGGCGACCTGACCATCGTGAAGCGGATGGGGCAGGATACCGAAGAGGTGGCGGAATACGTCCGGCGCGTCCACGTTGCCGAACTGCTCGACAAGATAGGCATTGACCCTTCGGGTGTCGGGCAAATCCTTGATGCCCTGATTGAGGCTGACATTCCTGCTGATGCAGTAGTGGGTGTAAGCCAGGGCTGGCGCCTGGGCGGCGCGATTAAAACCACCGAACGCAAGCTTGCCGAGGGTGTGCTGATCCATGGCGGGCAACCGATGATGGCCTGGTGTGTGGGTAATGCCCGGGTGGAGCCGAAAGGTAACGCCATCCTCATTACCAAGCAGGCCAGCGGCAAGGGCAAGATTGACCCGCTGATGGCGCTGTTCAACAGCGTTTCGCTCATGGCGCTCAACCCTGAAGCGAAAAAGCAGGATTACCAGGTGCATTTCATATGACAGTTACGTCAGTTAACGACCCGCTCCGGCGGGTTTTTTCGTTTCAGGAGGCAGCTAAATGACGCTTAATCGCGCATGCACCCTTATGACGGTTAAGGCGGTGAACGAGGACGAGCGGATCATTACCGGCATCGCCTCCACGCCTTCGCCTGACCGTGACGGGGACATCATGGAGCCGGAGGGCGCGAAGTTCCGCAGCGACACGCCGTTCCTCTGGCAGCATGACCGCTCACAACCCATCGGCACCTGCACACCAAAAATGGTGAAGGGCGGGCTTGAGATCACAGCAAAACTGGTGAAACCCACCCCGGATATGCCGTCCCAGCTGGCCGCCCGCCTCGATGAGGCCTGGGCATCCATTAAGGCGGGGCTGGTTCGCGGTCTCTCTATCGGCTTCCGGCCGATTGAGTATTCCTTCCTGGATGAAGGCGGTATCCGCTTTTTGTCCTGGGACCTTCTTGAAGTCTCGGCAGTGACCATTCCGGCAAACGCTGAATGTTCCATTAACACCGTGAAATCCTTCGATCGCCAGTTACTCGCCGCGGCAGGCAAAGAGAAACCGGTGGTTAAAGCAACACAGTCCGCTGGCGCTACAGCACCCAAAATCAATACCAATAAAGGAAACAGTTCGATGAATATCGCAGAACAAATCAAAAGCTTTGAAGCAAAGCGTTCGGCGCTGGCGGCGTCTCTCTCCGACATTATGGCGAAAGCCGCCGAAGCCGGGCGTACGCTTGATATGGAAGAAGAGGAGAGCTACGACAACACCTCCGCCGAAATCAAATCCGTGGATGCGCACCTGAAGCGTCTGCGCGACATGGAAAGTAACCTCGCTGCGACTGCCAAACCGGTAAGCAAAGCGGCGGGCGGCGATGTGAATGTCGTAACGACCAGCGCGCCGGGCATCATTCGCGTAGAGCAGAAGCTGGAAAAAGGCATCGCCTTTGCCCGCTTCGCCAAGGCGCTGGCCGCTGCGAACGGCAGCCGCTCAGAGGCGCTGGAGATTGCGCGTAAGCAGTATCCGGACGATGCGAAACTGCATCATGTCCTGAAGGCGGCTGTCGGCGCAGGCACCACCACCGACCCGAAATGGGCGGGCGCGCTGGTTGAATACCAGGAGTACGCCCAGGATTTCGTGGAGTTCCTGCGACCGAAGACCATTATCGGACGCTTCGGGCAGGGTGGCATCCCTGCACTGCGCGAGGTGCCTTTCAATGTCCGCATCCCGGCGCAGACCTCCGGTGGTTCAGCGAACTGGGTAGGTCAGGGCAAGGCGAAGCCGCTGACCAAGTTCGACTTTGAGTCGATCACTTTCAGCTTCGCCAAAGTAGCCGCAATAGCGGTGCTGACCGATGAACTGATCCGCTTCTCCAACCCCGCAGCCGATGCGCTGGTGCGTAACGCGCTGGCCGAGGCGGTTATTGCCCGTCTGGACACCGACTTTATCAACCCGTCCAAAGCTGAAGTTACTAACGTCTCTCCGGCTTCAGTTACTAACGGCATTACGGCGATCCCGTCTACCGGTAATCCGGACGATGATGCAGCAGCTGCGTTCGGCGTATTCGTTGATGCCAACCTGGAGCCGAACGGTGCGGTCTGGCTGATGTCCAGCACCACCGCACTGGCGCTGTCAATGCGCAAGAACGCGCTGGGCCAGAAAGAGTATCCGGAAATGACGCTGCTGGGTGGCACCTTCCAGGGCCTGCCGGTTATCGTCTCCCAGTATGTCGGCAGCCAGCTGGTGCTGGTTAACGCGCCGGATATCTACCTGGCTGACGACGGCGGCGTTGCCGTGGACATGTCCCGCGAAGCCTCGCTCGAAATGCAAAGCGAGCCAACCGGCGACAGCGTAAATGGTACTGGCACCGAGCTGGTTTCCATGTTCCAGACCAACAGCGTGGCTATCCGCGCCGAACGCTGGATTAACTGGAAGCGCCGCCGTACCTCTGCCGTCGCCGTGATTTCCGGCGTGAACTACGGCACCACCCAGACCAGCTAACCAGGACAGGAGGGCGGGGGAACCCCCGCCATTTTGCATGGCAAAAATCCGATATCTCCAGCGCACTCATGACTCTAAGCCCGGCGATGAAAAAACCGTGGATGACCAGTGCGCGAGGGTGCTGGTGCTGCTGGGCAAGGCTGAGTACACCGGCGCAAAGCGTGCTGGTGGCGGGAAAAAGAAAAATAATGCGGGGAATGGCTGATGTGGAATCCTTTCCGGAGAAAAGAAAAGGCGCTGCAGCAACCCGCAGGCCGTGGCCTCTGGACCTCACTGCTAAGTTTTGTCCGTGAGCCCTTTGCCGGCGCATGGCAGCGTAACCTGGAAATAAACGAGAAAACCGTCCTTTCCTTCCACGCCGTGTTTTCCTGCATATCGCTGATTGCGAGTGATATTGCAAAGATGCCTGTGCGGCTGATGCGCCGCGATTCAAACGGCATCTGGAAAGAAAACAATAATGGCAAGGTTGCCGCAATTTACAGGCGCCCGAATGCGTTCCAAAACCGGATGCAGTTTTTCGAATGCTGGCTTAACTCCAAGCTTTGCTACGGGAATACAGTTGTCCTGAAGATCCGTAATACCCGCGGGGAAATCACGGAGCTGCGCATTCTGGACTGGAACAAGGTCACTCCGCTGGTGGCAGATGACGGTTCCGTTTTTTACCAGATTAACCCGGATAATATGGCCGGTATTGAATCCGGGGTGACAGTCCCGGCACGAGAGATTATCCACGACCGGTTTAACTGCCTCTTTCATCCGCTTATCGGTCTTTCACCAATTTATGCTGCTGGCCTGGCAGCGATGCAGGGGCACCATATTCAGGAAAATGCGGCCTTCTTCTTCCGCAACGGCGGCAAGCCCAGCGGGGTTATTGAAGTGCCGGGTAGTATCAGCGAGGAAAATGCCCGCATCCTGAAAAACAACTGGGATACGGGATATACGGGTGAAAACGCAGGGAAAACAGCCCTCCTGAGTAATGGCGCCAAATACAACCCAACGGCTATGACGGCAGCTGATGCTCAGATGGTTGAACAGCTTCAGATGACCGCGAAAATCAGCTGTTCGGTTTTCCATGTCCCGGCTTACAAAGCCGGAATAGGCGAGCTTCCCTCCTACGACAATATCGAGGCGCTGGAGCAGCAGTATTACTCGCAGTGCCTGCAGACGCTTATCGAGTCGATTGAACTGTTGCTGGATGAAGCGTTTGAGCTGGAAGGTGATACCGGTACCGAGTTCGATGTGAGTGCGCTGCTGCGTATGGACAGCGAACGCCGCATAAAAACGCTGGGCGAAGGCGTTAAAAATACCATCCTGACGCCTAATGAGGCGCGACGCAGTGAAAACCTGCCGCCCGTTACTGGTGGTGATGAGCTTTACCTTCAGCAGCAGAACTTCAGCCTTGGCGCGCTGGCCCGCCGCGATGCCTCGGATGATCCATTCGGCAAAAGTAGTTCTTCTGCACCATCGCAACCCGCCAGTGAGGAAGGAAAGGCTTTATCTGCCGCTGAGCAATCAGCGGCCAAAGCCATGCTCAGAGGATTGCTTACCAAATGAATGAACGCGAATTAACGCTGATAAAAGTGCTTGGTGAAGAGTTCGGTCATGCTCTCGCTGAAATGCGTGAAGGGTTTCGTAAAAGCCTTGATCTGCAGCGTCAGGAATACGATGGAAAGCTGAGCCTGCTTTCCAGGCAACTGGAAGAAATAAAAAGCGTCCCGGCACCCGACTTTGCCGCCATGGTGGAAGAGGCTGTGGCAGCGCTGCCCGCGCCTGAGGTTCTTCAACTGCCTGATATCGCCTCCATGGTCACTGATGCGGTTGCCGCAATTCCGGCTCCGCAGGACGGCAAAAGCCTGACGCCCGAAGACGTACAGCCGATGCTGCAGGAGATGGTGGACAAGGCATTCGGCGGCTTACCAACACCGAAAGACGGTAAGGATTACGATCCGGCGGTACTGAAGCAGGCAGTGGAAGAGGCCGTAAGCAGTGCTGTCGCTGGCATTCCGGTACCGCAGGACGGCAAAAGCCTTACGCCCGAAGACGTACAGCCGATGCTGCAGGAGATGGTGGACAAGGCATTTGGCGGCTTACCAACGCCGAAAGACGGTAAGGATTACGATCCGGTGGCACTGAAGCAGGCGGTGGAAGAGGCCGTGAATAGTGCGTTCGCTGGCATTCCGGTACCGCAGGACGGCAAAAGCCTTACGCCCGAAGACGTGCAACCGATGCTGGAGCAACTCGTCGCATCGTCAATGCCTGTTCTTCCGGATGTGAAAACGCTGGTTAGCGAAGCCGTGGCCGCATTGCCGACAGCTGAACCGGGCAGGGATGGTGAAGATGGCCGCGATGCGCTGGCGCTGGAAATTCTGCCATTCATTGATGAAGAGAAAAACTACCCTCGCGGCTCTTATGCAACCCATAACGGCGGTTTGTGGCGTGCTTATGAGAAAACGCACGGCATGCGCGGATGGGAATGTGTGGTTGACGGTGTGGCGGGCGTGGAGGTTGAGCGTTCCGGGCAACGGCGTTTCACCCTAACGGTTAACCGTTCCAGCGGTAGCAGTGAAACCAAATCGTTTGACGTTCCGGTCATGATTTATAAAGGCGTGTTCAAATCCGGCCAGGACTACCTGCCAGGCGACACGGTAACGTGGGGCGGCTCGCTCTGGCACTGCGACGAGCAGACGCAGGACAAGCCAGGCGAAACGGGATCGAAAGGCTGGACGCTTGCGACCAAGCGCGGGCGCGACGGGAGGGATAAAACGTGATTGAGCTGGTTACTCTCCTGCAGGCAAAAGAGCACCTGCGCATAGATGATGATGCCGGAGATGCTGATCTGACCCTGAAAATTCAGGCCGGCAGCGCCGCTATTCTCGCTTATGTCCAGGGAAGCCGTGACCTTATTGTCAACAGTGATGGCGCGCTTATCGAAGGTGAACCGTTACGACGCACGCAGACGGCGCTGCTTATGCTACTGGGCTGGCTGGATCGCAATCGGGGTGGTGAAGAGGAAGAAAAGCTTCAGCAAGGTGAGTTGCCGCTCTCCGTCACGATGCTTATCTACGATCTCCGTCGGCCAACCATTATTTAAGGGGGAGTTATGCCGTGTGCCGGATGTGAACGCAGGAGAGAATGGCTGAAAAACTGGATGAAAATAGCCTATGAACGAACAACAGGTAAGCCTGCTGATAGCAGCAATGTCCGAGCAGACGAAGGCGATGCAGGAGCAGACCGTCGCACTGAATCGCCTGGTGGACTCAAATGAAGCGCTGGTAGCGTTGCTTTATCAGTCACTGGCTGAGGACATCGAAACGACAACGCTTGATTTCCCTGTACCGACCTACCTAAGCGGCAAACTCCGGGGGTGAGCATGCAGGCCGGAAAGCTGAACAAACGTATATTGCTACAAAAGCCTGTAAAAACACAAAACCCAACCTCCGGCGCGATCGAAAGTGGCTGGGTGGATGTGGTTCAAGTATGGGCTAACGTTACAGACCTCTCCGCGCGGGATTTTGTGGCTGCGAAAGCAGGTCAGAACGAGGTAACGACGCGGATCACCATCCGCTGGCGTGATGACGTCACGGATAAGCACCGCATTCTTTACCGTGGACGCATTTATGACATTCAGGGCGTGCTGGAAGACGATAAAACCGGGCGAGAATATCTGACGCTGCCATGCTCCCGGGGGGTTAACGATGGCTGATGGCATTGATTTCAGCATAATCGGGATCGATTCGCTGCTGGGGAAGCTGGACAGTATAAATGATGACCTGCGGCGGCGCGGCGGGCGGGCGGCGCTCCGTCGCGCCGGCAACGTGATTGTCGATAAGGCAAAAGAGAACGCCAGCCGCATTGACGACCCTGAAACCGGGCGTAGCATCGCCGCGAACGTGGCGATGCGCTGGAACGGCAGGCTTTTCAAAACAACCGGCAATCTGGGCTTTCGCATTGGGGTGCTGCACGGCGCCGTACTGAAAAATCATCCTGACTTCAGCGAGAACGCGCCGACCCCACACTGGCGCCTGGTTGAGTTCGGTACCGAGAAAATGCGCGCTCAGCCTTTCATGCGCCCGGCGGCGGAAAGCAGCGTTGGCGAAGTGGTTAACGTGTTCGCCACCGAATACGAAAAGTCTATAGACCGGGCCATTAAGCGCGCGCAAAAGAAAGGAGTGCCAACATGATCGCGCCCATCTTTTCCGTCTGCGCTGCCAGCCCGACGGTAACGGCGTTACTGGGAACCGACCCGGTGCGCCTCTATCCCTTCGGCCGCCAGGATGATGCTGTTGTTTACCCCTACGTTGTCTGGCAGAACGTCAGCGGCTCGCCGGAGAATTACCTCAAGCAAAGGCCCGATGTCGACTCGTTCACCCTGCAGGTAGATGCCTACGCCGACACGGTGGATGAGGTGATCGCCGTGGCCGCCGCGCTGCGGGACGCCATTGAGCCACATGCTTACATAACGCGCCTGGGAGGACAGGAAAAAGACCCTGAAACTAGGCGCTACCGCTACTCCTTCGATGTTGACTGGATAGTCAGGCGATAACCCACAAGCACCGGCCCTGAGCCGGTTTTTTTATATCCGGAGATTCCCATGTCTGTATTGACACAAGGCACTCAGCTCTTCGTGCTGGCTAAAGGCGCGGTGAGCGAAATTGAATGCATCACCAGTTTTACCCCGGGGAGTAACCCTGCCGACCAGATCGAGGATACCTGTCTTTCTGAAAAGTTTGACCGCACCTACAAACGCGGCTTACGCACGCCCGGCCAGGCAACGGCGACACTAAACGCTGACCCCAAAAACGCCAGTCACATCATGCTTTATAACCTGTCAATTTCTGACGATGAAGAAGATCAGGCGCTGACTTTCGCCATTGGTTGGTCTGACGGTGACTCAGTACCAACGGCGGCCGCCTCTGGTGCAACGGGAACGGTAGACGGTCTGGCACTGCCGGATGACCGTACCTGGTTCGTATTTAAGGGGTACGTAGCCGATTTCCCTTTCGACTTCGCAGCTAACACCGTCGTTTCCACTTCAGCCTCCATCCAGCGTTCCGGCTCTGCCGTCTGGATCCCAAAAGCGCAGGCAGGCAGTTAATTTGCGGGGCTGCGGCCCCGTAATATTTCACTAATATTGGGAACAGCTATGAAACTTACCCTCGACTCACTAAAACAAGCTGGCGCGTTTACCGGGCGCCCGGTTGAAAAAGAAATTACCTGGAAACAGGGCGGCCAGGAGCTTACCGCAACAGTCTATATTCGGCCGATGGGCTATTACACTGCCATGACAGATGTAATGGCGGCGCAGGGGCATATTGACGGGGTTGCTGGCCGAATTGCCGCTTCCATCTGTGACGAAGAAGGAAAGCCGGTATTCACCCCCGCCGATATCACGGGTGAAGCAGATCCCGAGCGGGGCGCGCTGGACGGGCAGCTCACAATCGCGCTACTGCTGGCAATCCAGGAAGTTAACGACCTGGGAAAGACGAGCTTACCGGAGAAGACGAAATCTGGTGTGAACTCGTCCTCAACGGCATCGGTGGGAGGACAATCGCCGAAGCGCAAGAAGCTCTCAGCTTCCGCGAGTTTCAGCTCTGGGTCAAATACCGCAACCAGTACGGAAGCCTGAACCCGATGATGCGAACAGAGTGGGGTGCCGCGCTGGTGGCGTCGGTGCTGGCTAACGTAAATCGTGACAAAGATGACCCAGCTTTCAGGCTATGTGATTTTGCTCCGCATATTCGTGAACAACCCATTTCCCTTGAGCAGGCTATGAATGCCTGGAATTGATAATTCAGGTTGATGTTTTGCCATTGTTCAATTCCCTGTTATTCTCTCAAAATCTGAATGAGGAGGTGAAATGGCACTCATTAAATGTAAAGAATGTGGCGCGGAAGTATCAAGCAAGGCTGATGTTTGTCCAAAGTGTGGCGCCCCTTTCAAATTAAGGGTGAAAGGTCCTTCAGGATGCATGATGATATTGTTAGTTATAATAGGGGTTTTATTTACTATATTTTTTATAGCAAAAATGAGCTGAATTAATTGTTATGTTGGTTTTTATTTGCATAAATTAGCAATTTACCATGTTATTTTAATATAACCCGCTTCGGCGGGTTTTTATTTTAGGATGTTATATGGCTGGCAAATCACTCGGCACATTGACAATCGACCTCATCGCCAAGGTTGGTGGTTTTGTCTCAGGTATGGACAAAGCCGAACGCGCTTCAACAAAATGGCGAAAACAGGTTGAGTCGGATGTTAAAGCCGCTGGTGCTGCCATTGCTGCTATGGGCGCAGCGGCGACCGGTGCTGCAGTTGCCGCTTCCTCTGCAGGTATTGCTTTGCTCAAATCTACATCTGAGCAAATTACAGAAATAGATCGTTGGGCAAAGTCTCTCCGCCTATCAACTCAGGAATTGATAGCCTGGCGGTTCGCCGCAGAAAAGGCCGGCGTTTCTGGAGATCAGATAGCAGATATTTTCAAAGATATCGGGGACAAAATTGGCGATGCTGTTCTGAATAAATCAGGTGAAGCAGTCGATGCTCTGAATGCATTAGGTCTTTCTGCGGAAAAACTCTCAAAAGTTACTCCTGATAAGCAGCTATTAGCTATTGGTGAAGCACTCGGGAAAATAAATACAAACGCTGAAAAGACTAATATTCTTGAAAGTCTAGGTAACGACTTATCGAAGTTATTACCTCTCTTTGATAATAACAACCAGAAATTAACGCAATTTATTCAGCTCGCTAAAGATTATGGGATTGCACCAGATTCGAAATCCATTGATGACTTACTGAAAGTAAGCCAAATATTTCAGGATATGGAGGCGCAGGCGAATGGCCTGAAGGTTGAGATTGCTTCAGGTCTGGCGAAGGTTGACCTATCGCCACTCCAGAATGGTCTTGATGATCTTAAAAAAACTTTTACCGATCCGGCAGTCTTGCAGGGGTTATCAGATCTGGTTGGTGGTGTTGCTTCTCTTGTGGGCTGGCTTGGCAAGGCAGCATCAGAACTTGGCAGGTTGGTAGAAAATTTCCAAGGTGGGCAGCAGCTTGCGACCAATGCATCCCGTGTTGAAATATCCCGGCGTATAAAGAACCTTGAGGCGGATCTGAACGATAAGGGTGTTCTTGCAGATATAAACCGGATCGGAATGGATACAGACTCTCGTCGAAAAGAGCTCGATGAATTACGTAAACGGCTCGGCGATATGAAGGATTTTCAGACAACCCTACCTGTCAACGCTGCTGGTGTGCTGGGCACAGCAAGTTCTGGCTTTAAACTTGGTTCAGGGGAAGTCAACGGCAAGCCTGTAACCGACAATTCTGGCAAGAAACTTGAAAATACCTTCAAGGCGACGGAGCAGAATTATCTTCGCCAAATAGCGCTGATTGATACTATCGGCAAAAAATCTTTTGAAGTGACCGAGCAGCAGAAAATTCAGTTTGATATTGCTGATGGAAAACTTTCAGGACTAAATGAGACGCAGCGACAGCGGCTCGAGCAGTTAGCTACCGAAGTTGACCGCCTAAATGCTGTCAAAAAGGCTAACGAGGAAAATCTAAAACTGGCTGAGTATGTCGCCAACCTTCAGCGCGAAAATGCTAACGCCTCAGCCTCTCTTAACGCTGATATTATCGGTGCTGGACAGGGTGACAAATTTCGTGAGCGGATGCGTGAACAGCTAGATATTGAGCGCGAGTTCAATGAAAAGCGCTCCGATTTACAGCAAAGATATCAGCGCGGAGACATTAAAAGCGAGGCGGATTATGACCGTTATAATGCTGAGCTTGATAAAGCACTGTCACAACGCCTCGGGGATTACCAAAATTATTATCAGCAAATTGACCAATTGAACGCCGACTGGATGAGCGGTGCGCGGGACGGGCTGGCTAATTGGGTTGATGATGCATCGAATTATTCGCAGCAGGCGGCCAGTGGTGTTCAGAATGCCCTGTCCGGCATCACAAATAACCTTGTCGATATGCTGAACGATAATAAAGCCAGTTGGAAAGACTGGGGTGTAAGCGTTCTGAAGACGATCGAAAAGGTTGCATTAAATATGGCGTTGGTAAACGGCGTCAGTGCTATCGGTTCGTTGTTCAGCTTCGGTGCGTCTACGGCAGTTGGTTCAACGCCTTCTGGTGCATATAACTCTGCGGCTGCGGGCATTCAGCTTAACGCCAAAGGCGGCGTTTATGAATCTGCAGATCTGAGTAAATTCAGCAGCAGCATAGTTAGTAGCCCCACGATGTTTGCCTTTGCCAAAGGTGCTGGGCTGATGGGCGAGGCCGGACCGGAAGCCATTATGCCGCTGACCCGCGACGCCACCGGCAGGCTGGGCGTAAAAGCGCTGGGCAACGGCACGCAGGGCGGCACGGGCGTCAGCGTCAGCATCGGGGCTATTAATTTCACAGGCGGCACAGGTGGTGCGCAGGGCAACACTAACGCCGCCGGCGCGGTGGCTAACCAGCTCACCGGCGCCATTCTCGATACCATCAACTCGCAGCTGCGCAAGCCCGGCACTCCGTTGTGGAACGCCACACAGGGCAAGCGCTAAAAATCAATTTACCACCCGCTACGGCGGGTTTTTTTATGGGTGAAACATGGCAACCGAAACCTTTACCTGGTGCCCGCGCATTAATGCCGGCGGCGAGGTCACTCACCGCGTCCGCCGCGCGCAGTTCGGCGACGGGTATGCCCAGGCGTCGGGAGACGGCATCAACGCCCGCGGTCAGAAATGGGATCTGGAATTCGTCGGGGATGAAAGCTACATCACCGCGATTATGGATTTCCTGGACAGGCATGGCGGCAGCCGTTCATTCATCTGGCAGGCACCGCTGAAAGGCGCGGGGCTTTACCGCTGTGACGCCTACCGCCCGTCGGCGCCGGGCGGTGGCATTTTCTCTCTCACCGCAACCTTCACACAGGCATTCGCTCCGTAGGTACTTATGGCAATCAGTAATGACGTCCAGAAGCTTGAGCCCGGCGACAGTGTCCGCCTGGTGACCGTCGATGGCTCGGCGTTCGGCGCGGGCGTGCTGCGCTTTCACGCCTGCACCATTCCCCACTCGCCGGAAGAAATCGCGGCAAGCGGCGGTGACACCCCGAAGCTTGCCGCTAAATCCATCTGGTTTGATGACGAGGAATACGGTGCCTGGCCGTTTAAAATTACCGGGCTGGCGTCGTCGAGTGACGGCCAGAGTGCGGAGCCGGTGCTGCGCATCGCCAACCTTGATGGCGTGGTGACCGCGCTCTGTCTGCGCTTTGATGACATGGTGCAGGCGAAGGTCACGATTCTGGATACGTTCGGGCAGTATCTTGATGCGCGCACCTTTCA